GAATGGGATGGGAAGAAAAGGGGACCGAAGTCCCCTAATCCTTAGGCTTGGACTACAAGCTTGACGAACGGTGTCATCCAGTATTTGCTGGACGGTGAGTACCCACCATGCAAGAGAGCGTGTAGGCAGACAGGCTTTTTACGACTGTGTCCTAGAGGTGCGGCTTTAGTGAGAACCGCCTTTAGTGTGACATCACCCTCAACACCGCGTAACATCCAGTCTTGTATTTTCTGGCGCACACCGCCCGACCGTCCACCGTAACCAAATGGTACGGGAGCGTCAGACTTCAGGTCTACATTGTCAAGAGCAACGATTCTTACGTTGGCCTCGTTGCCGCCTGCCTGAGTTTGAACAAAGTGCCAGATGTCGTCGTACGTCAACTCTTGGTCGGTGACCACCAACTCAACGGATTTTACGACAGCCTTCTTAGAGGCAGATTTAGGGGAAGTCTTTTTAGCTGTATTAGCCATGATAGAAGCTCCTTTCTACGAGCAATCCCAGCACACCGTGTGCCAGTAACTACAGAGTATAGTGAACCCACAGCGGGAGCAAGTCTTTTATACTCTTTGATTATCTTTATTTATAGACTCCGAATCCTCAAGAATCATCGTCATCATCAATCATCGTCCGTGGATTATCGTTCATCATCAATCATCCTCAAACTCTTTGTCATAATCATTCTTCCTCTATCATGGGACAAAATTAGAGATCCTTCTCCTTGTGATGGGTCTGATTTGATGATAGAATATGATTGATGATACCCGTCCAATCGTACGGTGTCGGGCAACTCCAGTCAGGGGTCCATGATTCTCCGTTTCCTGCTATCTGCATCGCTCTTTGTCCACCATATATATTTAGGGTAGAGGAAGAAGGATGATGAACCAAGTTATAAACCGAGCCGCCATTCATAGAATATCTTGTTTGCCACGCGATTTGGTGAGGACGTAAGGTTATAGACTTTAGGGACTTTAACCTGTGGACCTTCAATTCTAACCAAAAAGGATGACCTTGGACGATGCCGTGTAAGTCCGGCACACCTGGACTTGCCCATGATTCTAGGCGTGTCCAAAACACACCTAGATCCTTGGTTCCATCACGGAGTTTATACCATAACTGTGACTCGGGTTTATTGCTCATTAAGCTCTCGCTCTTTTCCGTAAAAGCAAAAATCTTTGGATAAAAGGCATAGGGTTTTTTTGCGATCTACACCATGCTAAAATGTGTTCATCAAACATTAATCTACGAGCTCCCCTGTTACAATAAAGTCAACACGCTCGGCACAGGTCGTGCAAGGCGTTTTGTCTTCTTGGTGGTAATCTCGGGCGTAGTTATTGCCAAGCATTGGCATATCACAAAGCGTCCTGCCTGTACCATCAGCCATCGCAAAATGTTGCTGTCCTAACTTTTTAGTCCACTCACTAAACTTGGTAGCCATATCAAAACCCCTTTCTCGGGTTAGTTACATTTGTCGTACTTTACAGTAGCACAGGAAAATGTCAGGGACTACTAAAAGAGCCCTGACATTTAGTCTTTTGTTATCCCAACACATACTGTTGATTGCCATAATCGCTGACACTAATAACAGCGAGGCGTCTGTAATAGCGGTGGGTGATAAGGTAGAACTGGACGGTAAAACAATCTCCTATCACTTCATCTACTATAGACGTCGGGATAAAATACTCACACTTTGCTGTAAGGTCTGGGATTTCATGGAGGGTATTAAAGTTTAAATCTAACAACCCACTATCTTCTATATTGTAGCCAATGGGGTTTGGGTGATCAAGATTTTGCTTTAGCACATTATCAACAAAAGCAAACAAGACTGCATCAGTTTTGTTTTTTGTTGGATCACGATCTTTGTTGGCATACTGGGACCAACCTGTCCAAGGAGTCCATTTGTTTTGTAAGTCTAACACATTAAATCCTTTCTGCGATTTGTGTGGTCATACTATACTATAGCACAGGTAAATGTCAAGCAGTGTCTTTTGTTATCTTCTTTTGCACAGTTCCTTCGATAATCATATTGCCGTCGGCTACTGCTGCGAGTGCAGGGAACTCTTTTTGCAAACGCTGTATCTCTTTCATAACTTGGTCTCTGTCCATTTGGTCAATGCGTCCATGAAGGATTTCTTTACGATCTATGTAGATCCCTGCCGCTTGTCCTCTAGACTTTTCGGCTGCGACGGCGGCGGCGAAGTTTCCTCCAGTCATGGCAGCGTCACGTATCTCAGCTAACTTTTTAACGTGTCCTTCAAAACTTACTTCGTATTTCTTAGACAGCTCGCCTTTTAGTTCGCCTATCCTTTGCACAACATGAGGATACCGTTGTCCGTTCAGTAATTGGGACGCAATGGCATGGGCAGATTTCACAGAATATCCTGCTCGCACAGCGGCCTCAGTTTGGCTTATGTCCTCGCAAACGTAGATTCTACAAAACTCTTCTTGTTTCGGAGTGATTCCTTTTTCTACACGAGGATTAGCGACGACATCAATAGTCGGTTTGTGAGTAGCTTTTGCCAGAGCCATTTAAGACCTTTCTCTCTTTATGATGGGACAACTTTACTTAATAGGACGGGAAAAGAAAAGTAGCCATTTTGAAATGGCCCTGATTTAAGATCGCGCGGACACGAATGTAATGATCCTTTGTGATCAAGATATCGGAATCAGAGAGTCATAGTCCATGCTAACCCATTGAATATATGTGTATAGTGAGATATTGTATATTATCAAATCATTAAAACACAAATGAGTCCTGTCCATCATTTGGTCCTATATAGCAAAGTCCGTTTATCATGTAAAAAAACCCTCTGACCAGAAAGGGGAGTCAGAGGGCTTACAGAGAGTGAAGCATAGGACTGGGAGGTGTGACTATGCTTTTTTACCGTACCAAAAAAAGATTTTTGACACAAGGACTTTCCAAAAAGATTTCGTTTCTTTCTTGGGATAGAAAAAATCTACTGTTTTTTCCATTGGATTCCAGACTTCGGCACTAGCCCCTGTCGCGGATACTACGTTCACGGCTACCGATCGAGCAGATTTAGTTGACTTAAAATTAGCACTCTTGTTCAACTTTTTGCCGAGCGTGTACACGATGTACTTATATTGATTTGGTGTAATACCGTGGAAAGACTGAATTTGCTTTGCAGTCAAACCTTTTTCTTTATCCGTAAGAATTCGTGCCACAAACTCATCACTGGGCATTGTTCTCTTTGCCCACCTCTTGGATTGCAACTGTATTTTCTTAGTCATGTGTTCCTCCTCTGAAACTACGGATAAAAAACATCCCCGACTGTTCAGGAATCCAGGGTTTATCATCCTTGAATATGGCTTCAACTTCTTTAGACTTGCTTGCATCATACAAACAATCTGAACATAATTTGACATACTTTTTGTCTTCTGGCAAGTCCTTGGCTACGGCTCGCACCCAATGCACTTGAGCAGGTAGATTGCGGTGCATCTTAGTTGTCCCGTATTTCGGTTCGCCTAATGGCTGACACATGGGGCAGTAGTCTTCGTTTTGTTCTTCAATATAAAAGGTCAACAATGGATTGGTCATGTAATTTTCCTCCGCTTGCCTTCATCTACTGTTCGGCGAGCATCAAGAATGTGTACTTGCCGATTGATGTCTGCCACCCTTTTTTCAAGGCGTTTAAGAGCTTCAGGGTTTTGAAAGCAGATTGTAGCTAGGGTGAATATGACCACCCCAAGCTTGCGACTATCATCAAAGTCTTTTGTTTGAGCGCCAATAGCATTGAACTCTAACTTAAACTCCCTCTCCGAAGCCGAAAGTAACGAACTAATAGTAGTTCGCACTTCGGCTAGAGTATGAGTAGTCTTTTCTGTGGGTATTTCTTTCCACTTCGCCATCGCTACACCCTCAACGAAGCAGAGTTAATCTCAACATAAGCATCGATGTCTACTTCTGCTTCGTTTACAATTTCTTTTATAAGACTTTCAACTTTAGGCTGTAGCTTGTCCCACAACTCGTCAGCATCGTCGATAATGTTGTCAGTTTGTAGGTCGTTGAGCTTTTCAACTTGGTTTGCGAGTAACTGTAGCGTCTGCCCTAAGTTCTCACAAACAGCAGTAAGAGTTCCTGCTAACGTGGGTTCATCAGTAGACTGCCGATCCCTATTACTATCAGTAAGATAATTAACATTTGTATCATTTAAAGCTTTCTGTTCCATGATGGCTCCTTTCTAGAGCGTTGGAGTGGTATGGTATGCAATGAAGGTAAAGGATCACAGAACACTTCATAGGCGTATCTGCGAACAACACTGCACACCATGTAATTACATTACCGCAAGATAATGTTAATGATAAGCATCAATTTATCTTTTTAGTTCTAGCTCGGGGGCTTAGGGAATCCTCTTTTTTCTTCGTATAGAAAATATGATTGCCAATCTTTCCTATCACCCGCAAATGATCTGCCCAATATGGGTGGACATCGTTATTGTGATAATGAGTGACTGTATCACCGAGGACAGTAATATGCTCACCCTTTGTCAACATTAATTCAGCAAGAGCTTTAGAGGTTAACAGAGATTTATGTTCTTTTGGTTGGTCGGACTTTCCGTCGCACCACCAACTGAACTGACAAGTCTTACTGTTTTCTTGCAAGACTACTTCACACACTGTGTCGGGGTAATTGGGGGAAGCCACTCTGTTAAGAGTGACCTCTGCTATTGCTATTTGCCCTTGGATGGGCTCAGATCTTGCCTCAAAATAAATATTCAAAGCAAGACACATTAATGCTGTTTCTATCATTTTAACTGTACCACAAAATAGACAAAGTAAAAAATACGATAGCCCCGCCTACGATCAAACCGCAGGCGAAGCCAATCAAAGCTGCAAAATCAGTGAGGTTCATTGAAAGAGCTCTTTATATTCATGGTCATTTAAAAACTGACCAAACGGTTCTTCTGGGAGATGTTCTTGCCAAAATCCCCACTCTTTACGAAAAGTGTCAGCATCATCCCCTTGTAAGAAAAAAGACCAACCTGCCTCGTGTTGTTTGACGACGATGCCATACACACCGTCGTCTTTCATGCTATAACCACCAATAGTCATATTAATACTCACTGGGTAGTAGCAAGACATTGTTAGTAAGAAAGAACTTCCATGTACCGTCTTCGGCATCTGTAAAGTCTATTACCCTTGTCCATAGAACATTGCCGTTGCCATCGTCGGCAATTATTTTAGCAGAACGGTCTACAACATTAAGTGTGATAGACATGAACTCTTCTGTTTCCTGTAGGTCGGCGAGTTCGGTAGCCAGTATATCCAGGAACCAGTAAGCACCTCCTCCGCAGTGTTCAGCAAAGAACTTTACACCATCGGTATAAAGAAAGTTAGAGCTCAGTGGGTGACGGAACCATTGCTCGGTACCCGTAAACATTTTTAGATCGGCTGATAACATTTGTATTCTCCTACATATCGTCGGAGCCAAAAAGCTCTTCAGCTTCTTGCTCGACTCTGTTTATAAATATATTCATATGTTCAATCGCTACAACCCTGCCGTCGTAATCGGCTTTAGCATCGCTATACTGGTTGTGAACTCTTACGTTCCCCTGCATCGGAGAATCGGTGTGTATACCGTCTTCGCGGTACACGATATAGGCTTGGTTGATGTCTGCATAATGTAGTATCGTACGAGATTTGCCCTCGTTAAATACATATGCGTCTGGTTGTGGTTTCATAATTACCCCTTTCTACGAGTGTGTATAGCCACTGATTTCTATTGCAAGAAACATATTGCACCATTTTACGACAACAGCATCTTCCATAAAACTGGTGGATTGTACAAGTTTACGGAAACCAAGGAACGAGAGCCCTTGGTCGTCTTGTTGCCACTTGCGGAGCAAAGACTTGGATTGTGGTTTAGTTAGTCGCATAAATATCCCCTTTCTGCGGAATGTCTGTACCTTATAGTACCACGGCAGTTGGCGCTGATAAGCATCAATTTATCTTATTTGTTCGCCCAGTGGCTCCCTGTCAAATATCCACAAGAGGAGCAACCGATTTGTCCTGTTTGATCATTGAGTAGATAAAAAGAGTTGCCCTCGCACAGGGAGCAGAGAAGAACATCAACTTCGCTGTATTCTATGGTGACGTTATCTCCTGCGGAATGGGAAGTTTTTTCTCGTGTGAACGGGATAACATTATTTCCTCCATGAATGGGGGAACTATTCTTTTTTTCCATGTGCATAGCCTCGCTTTCTCACCGATGTAATAATTATGATAAGCAACTAACGGTTCCGGTGATTTATATTCATCAGGCATTGCCTGAGGGTGTTTTGTTACTCCTCGTGCTGTTAGTTCTACAGGGGGACATCGCAGTATGGCAAGTATTCTTTCACAAGCATGGGTCTTTTCATACCTGAAGGTGTATTCCTTACATAAAGCTATACCGAGGTTCCAGAGCCACCTATAGTTCTCTACTGTTTGTCCTGCCCATAAAGTACAGGGATGTTTTTGGTGAACAGCTAGATATGGCCCCTCGGCATTGTGCCGCCAATGGACGGTACTTAACATCTGGGTAGATTCTAGGGGCATTTTAACAACGTGTTTGTCACAGTGATACTGAGCACAAGTTTCGTGGTCGTAATCTAGTAGGAATATATTCACTCTTCGCCCCAGTCTTTGCGGTCATCTTCTTCGTCGAAGCCTTTATAGTAATCTTTTATTTCTTCGTCGGTCATGCCGTCTTCGTCTACTTCTAGCGATTGGCGTGTTTTGCCTACGAAATAATGTGGACGTGGTTGGCGACCGTAATACGCATCTGCACTGCCTCGGTCTCGTGGGCTACCGTGTCTTGGCAATGGTTTGCCGTAATGATATTTAACTTGTCCCCATACCCGAAGGTTGCCTTCTTCATTATCCATGTAAAATCCTTTCTGTGACTTTGCCTGTGTTTTAACGTAACACCGTTTAATTCATTTGACTTTTCTTATTTGCTCTTTTTACTCGGTCTCGCAATTCGGTCGAGGAGAACTGATGTCCACGGGTATTGTAGTGCAACATGATCCCTAGATCGTGGTGGATTTGCTCCCCGCTTAATGACTTGTTTCTGTACTCTTCCCCTACAATACGGACATTTACTCTTAATATCTTCAGTAAGATGTGCATATCTTCTTCGGTGTGGTAAGGGAGAACAAAGTCTACATACTTTATCGCTTCTAACTGTATGAACCGTTCGTGGATAGATTGCACTGGTTTGTTTTTAAATTCCCGTTCGGTACTGGGATCTATATGCAACCCTACGATCAAATAATCGCACACTTCGCTTGCTTCTTGTAACATCAATACATGACCTGCGTGTAACAAGTCAAAAGCTCCGCAAGTGAATCCAACAATCATTATCTATCCTCCAATAGAGTATTTAATCTTTCGCAAAGCCGATAAATAACCTCTGCTTGCCGAGCTTCATGAGCACAAGTAGACATAACTGCTTGCCTAATAATCATAAGCTCCTCAAAAGTTACCTTTACATTTATTACCTGTTGGACTAACATTTGAGCTCCTAAAGTTTACGGGTGTCATTTGCTAGACACAGAGTTGCTATTATCTCAGAAGCAGGTTCAAAAATCAATTCCTTTTTGTACTTTTTGTTTAAATAATCTATCCCACGCAAAAATACTTCCTCGGCCATACTGTTTCCTTGCAGCATTAAACGATAACAATGCAGCACCAGCTCTAATTTGTCCACAATATCACACATTTTCTTGTCTTCTTCAGTGATAGGGTGTACTATTTCGCCTACGCCAATAGATAGCTCATAAGCTTTTTCGGCTTTTACCATCAGCTTATTTATTTCAGGATAGCCCCACTTGGTTGTGGCAGGGACATCCCCTACTTCTGCCTCGGCAACATCGTGATACAACAAATGCAAGATACAGTTCTTGCTTGCCTCAGGGTAAAGCGTTTGCAATATCACCACAGCTCTCCAAGTATGGGCAGCTACATTCTGTCCATCCCCTAATTCGGGCTTTGTATGATACCGAACAACGTGACCCCCTTTTAGTCGTGCATGAAGCAGACTTAGGTTTTCATTTCGCTGTGGTTGTGTTTTAATCCGCGTGTCCATGGTTTCTCCGTAAATGTTTGTTTCGCTTCCCCCCAATTTGGTCCAAACTCTGCGTCGACTACGGAGGGTACTTCTAGTTTGACGCAATCTTGCATTATCTCCGTAATCATTTTAGCTTGGTCTTCACTTTCTACGGAGACGTCTAGTTCATCGTGTACTTGAATCATGGGAAGTATACCTTCATTAGCTAAAGCAACCATCGCGGCTTTAGTTTGATCGGCAGCACTTCCTTGAATTAGTTTATTAAGAGCCTTGTAAGTAAACGCTCGTTTAATCGCAGGGCCATGCTCGGCATAAGCTTCTTGGTATGTCATGGGTTTCCAGCTACCATACTTGTTTGGCTCCCATTTGTCAAACCTACAGCGTCGGCCTAAGACAGTACGAATCACACCTTTGCGGCTTGCTCGGTTTATAGCATAGTCGCTTAATTCTCGTACGAATGGTACTTTGTCATGGTACTCAGCAAACAGTTCCTTGGCATCTTCAAACTCCAGCCCTAGACTTGCCGCCAACTTCTTAGAACCCATGCCATAAAACAAACCGAGGTTGATATCTTTAGCTTGTTTGCGAGGCACACCCACAATATCAGCAGCCATTTGGTGGAAGTCTGTTCGTGCGTCTACACTATACTGTTCGGCAAAGTCAGAAGCCCCTCTGAAACCCATGAGCTTGCTGTAATGTACAACAATGCGTGGTTCTTGGCTAGAGTAGTCGAAAGCGCCCCATAACGTGCCTTCTTCTGGTATAAATAAGCTGCGTATCATTGGGCCTATTTCGCCATGCCGTGCAGGAATCTGTTGCAAATTGGGATTGCTGTAACTAAATCTACCCGTCACTGTACCGCCAACGTCAGAGCGCAGAGGATGAAGTTCTGCATGGATGCGCCCATTCACCTGATGTTTTAGTATTGCATCTACAAAAGTAGTTCTTGCTTTATTAAACTCACGAGCCTCTACAATCATTTTCGGCACTTGGTGTGGGTGGTTGGCTAAGAATCCTTTGGTGAAGCTAGGCGCTCCTGTCTTTTCTGTTTTGTTGTACTGCAAGTCTAATGCGTCAAAAGCTTTGGATACACTTTCAGCAGCCCATAGCTCTACCGAGATACCTGATTGCCGTTTAATCTCAGCAAGTAACTTCTTTTCACGCTGCTCTAAATCAATTTTAATACGCTCGGCTTTTTCTAAATCCACACGCACTCCCTTTTCGCGCATAGGGATAATAGTTTTCAGCACCTTTAATTCAAGGTCAAAAATATCACCGATGTCTTCTTTAATTATTAATCCTTTAAAGAAAGTCCACAGCCGTAATGTCAGTGCAGCATCTTGTTCTGCGTAAGCTCCTACATAAGCGGCAGGGAGTTTAAACATCTCGCTTTTAGCATTGACACCAAATGCCTCTGCTGCTTCCCGCAGTTCTTTTTCTGATTTGCGCTCTTGCAGGTAATCCCTACCAATAGCATTCAAAGCATAACTAAAACGATTTTCATCTAACAGCGGTGCAACGACCATTGTATCCACGATTCGCCCTTTGACAGACACACCTTCTGCGAGCATCCACCCAACATCATAAGGAGCATTATGGAAGATATAATCACGGTCTTTTGAAACAACATCTTGTAACCACCTCATTGTTGCTTTTACATCAAGATTTGGGCCTAACTCGTGCCGTATGGGAAAGTACCATTGATCGCCTTCTACTGCTACGGCGATACCAATTATATGCCCATCTTTTCTAGCCCATCCTGACCCCATTGTCGTAAGGTTGGGGTCACGTGTTTCTAAATCTATAGCTACTTCTTTTGCGTAGCTAAGATCAGGGTAGCCATCGGGCATAACCCACTCAGTCGGGGGTTGAAATAAAGGAAACTGCATTGCTTTTCACTCTCATCGGTTGGTTGCATTTATGACATCTTGCCCACTTGTTCTTCAGGTTGCGGAAAGTTACCTCTTTTGTAACCCCACACTCACAAACAGCAACACACACTTCATCCAGTTTTCCATTCACATCGCTCTTCGAGGAAAAGGTCGGGGTCTGGGTCATTCGTTGGTTCCTTCCGAATAAGTTCTGCTTCGACTAGCATAAGATACCTGCGTAAATCTTGGATATCATCAAGTATGCCTTCAGGTCGATTGTCTTTTTCAGCAGCTTGGAAGATGTCGTGGTTGCTTTCGTTTACTTGCTTTTCAAGCCTATCCCACTTTCGGGCAAGCATCATAAATGCACCTACGCCACCTCTTTGTTTCCAGCTGTTTCCGTAACTCTGCTCTGCCTTGTGTAGTGATAGAACATCTGTTTGTGCTACTTCTTCTACGATTGTAATCATTTCGCTATAGCCTGAGCTAGTGCTTTTTTGTTTTGCTTTAGAATCCAACCTGTTTTGCTTTTCAATGTGATCCATTATTTATTCCTCCTTTCAAGCCATTCAAGGCAAGCCTTACGCCATGCTGCGTCGTTAATTGCTGTTGCCTCCATAATGGCATCTTTCATATACATGGTACTTGTGCCTTTATTTTTCCACGCCTTCCAAGATTTAATCATGGGGGTTGCTGTCGTGTTAAGGTAATCGTTAACTGCCCCTGTGTCTTGGACGTGAGGGTTATAAAACATCTCTGTTTTTGTAGCACTATTATCGCCACCCCACGTTTTAAACCACAGGCTGAGGTCGTTATCAAAAGTAGCAGGGTTGTCTATAAGAAAAGGAGAAACATAGCTTAAACCATCTTCTGCAATGGTAAGGTAAGGCTCATGGTCGGGCCGTATATTGTCTAAGCTACTTAGCACATCAACATATGCGTGTAGATTGTTACTGAACTGGTTGTACTCACCCACCTCAAACCCACACATCCCTGCCATGTATTCTAACAAGAAGGACATATGCACAGCATTAGCTCCGTAGGCTCCCCAAACCATATCATTGCTACGGTTGGCTACGGTCATGTTTAGTTTGTTCTCACGCGCCCAAAAGTATATCTGCGTATTGCAGGGGTAGTCTTTACCATCGTTATCATGTTGCAAATCTTCCCATGGATCCCACATCCCAATAACTGTTCGTCTATCATTAGGGTAATTCTTCAACCTATGAATAGCGGTTAATAGTTGGTCTTCACCAAACCACTGACGCCATCTAAAACCGTATGCCCCATGGAAATACTCACCATCATCGCTGTAGGTGTTTATCCTGCCATTGAACTGGCTAATCCATTCCACATCATTACGCCCTGCCAACATCCATAAAGATTCCATGAAGTGGAAATAGGGGTTGGCGTCACGTTCAGGAAAGAACATTACTCTTTCTCTGGGGTTATAGTAGGTTGTTGCAACAGGAGTGGCGAACTCTAGAGCGAGGCCATTGCGGGTCTGTACTTCTTTGCCTTCACTCTGCAGAGCTTGTTTGCCTACGAATAGTGCTTCACTTACGTTACGAACGTATATAGACCGCATATTAGCCTCCTCGACTGTTGTTATTGTTATTGGCTGGTGTTGCCCCCATTATTGCCAACAGGGGGTCCTCGACTAACGTAGACAGCTCGGGCAAACCAAAAAACTTTAAGTTCTTGTTACAACTTTCGATGAAACTAATATGCTTTTCAGGGCGACCCCTTTCTAAAAAGTGTGTGGGCTGTGTCACCAGATCAACATATTCTTGTGCTACATTTCGTTTATCAAACTTATACAGCAGGGACATATTGTTGCCTCTAATGGTCTCCCATTGAGCTTTGTTTATTAGGCTGTCGTTAATTATGTCGCCAAACTCTTCAGGTGTAGCAGTATGTGGTATTTCTATGAAGTTCTTACCCGATTTAAATATCTGGCTATCTTTCATACCTAGATCAGTAGCCATTGGGACAGCACCGTTAATCATAGCTTCTATGGTTGTGCGATTAAAGTGCGCCCCATATCCAGAATACTTTTTAGAAAAGCTGGGATCTATTTGCAGCTTTACTTTTTTCAAT